TCCCTCCACAATCTTTAATCGATCTAGATTCATCGATGCTTCAGATGCTACTCAAGGCGCTGAAGGATAGAGCAAAGGAGCAGGCAGATGCCTACAGAGCTAAAAGGCGCTAGTGCGCTTCGCAAGGCTCTTAAGCAATTCTCGCCTGATCTGGATAAAGAGACTCGTAATGAGATGGTCGGATTCCTTAAGCCAATTGTAAAAAAGGCTAGAGGATTTCTTCCATCTAATGCGGAGGCTCCATCTGGATTCGTAAAGCATGAAGTAAAGACTGCAAAGTTCCCGATGTACGATGCCGCCGAAGCTCGTCGAGGAATTGGCTATAAACTTACGCCTACAAAGCCTAATCGTCAGGGATGGTCACAGTCAGTATCGATCCACAACAAGACGGCAGCAGGTGCGATTGTTGAAACCGCCGGACGTAAGTCTGGAATAACTGGCAATTTCTCACCAAGATTTCAAGGCTCATTTGCAGGCCGTAACAAGATGCAAGGCCGTGCGATGTTCAAGGCTTACGATCAGGATCAAGGCAAGGCCAAGGTCGGAGTAATCCGAGCCCTAGAGAAGGCCGCCGCAAAGTTTAACGCGAAAGGCAACAACAATGGCTGAGTTACGGATTCCGATTGTCGTCGAGAATAAAGGCAAGAAAGCACTTGGCGACACGAGCAAAAGCGTTAGCGCTCTTGATAAGCAAGTCAAGCGATTAGGTAAAAGCCTTGCAGCAGTATTCGGAGCGCAGCAGCTTCTGAAGTTCGCTAAGAACGCGTCAATGGCTTTTATCGAGGACGAAAAGGCTGCCAATCGCTTAGCCTTAGCAGTTAAAAATCTTGGCCTAGAATTTGAGACTCCACGCATCGAGCGTTATATCTCTGACTTATCAAAGATGTCTGGCGTTACCGATGATCAATTACGTCCAGCAATGCAACGCCTATTGCAGACCACTGGCTCAGTTGCTAAGGCTCAGGAATTACTTACCCAGGCAACTGACATCGCCGCCGGGTCTGGCGTGGATTATGAAACAGTCGTCAATGATCTTAGCCTTGCTTACGTCGGTCAGACTCGTGGACTTCGCAAGTATTCGCTAGGACTTTCTCAGGCCGAACTTAAGACCATGAAGTTCGCGGATGTCCAAGAACGTCTCAATAAGCAATTCTCTGGCGCTAATGCAGAATTCCTAACAACCTACGCAGGTAAGTTGCAGCTCATCACAACTGCAGCAGGTGAGGCAAGCGAGAAGATCGGCGGAGCGCTAGTCGATTCCCTGGTTTCAGTATTCGCTGCAGGCGACACGACACAATTCGTAAACCAGATTGATACCCTTGCCACAAAGATTGCGGATACAGTCTCAGCAGTCGTATTTGGATTTCGTAAGTTATACGTCCTTACTAGCGATCGCGCCATCCTGGCTAGTTTCAATCCGTTCGATGATTACGAGAAGAATGCTTTAGCCGCTATTGAAGCAGCCGAGAAGGCAGCAAAGTTTAGACGTAATGCGCCATCAACTGGCTACCTAGGTTCTCAACCAATGGGTATCTATGAGACATCAGCACAAGTTGCTGCGCGTAAGTCAGCAGAAGCAGCAGCAGCAAAGCGCGCCCGTGAATTAGCAGCGCTACAAAAGAAAACCCTTGACACTAACAAGAAATCTCTAGCCCTACAGAAAGCATCAAAGACGCTCAATCTAGAGGCTATCAGCCTAGAAGCTGCTCTTAAAGGTCAGATCAGCGAGACTGATCGCCTGTCGCTACTTCTACAGAAGTCGATTCTAGAAGGTAACGCCAATCTTGCGACGTCTTTATCTGATCAATTAGATGCAGCAGTCAAGCGACAGAACGAGCTGCGCCAGTCATTGATGACAACCCCAGAAGCGCCAAATCCTTACCGCAACTGGACACTACCAAGCGAGCTTCTAAATTACACGGCATCATCTCTCGGGGTATCCGTAGCCCAATTACAAGCTGCGCCGGTGGCTCCATCATCGACCTTCTCGGATGCTCAGATGGAATTGATGGCAGCAGTCAATTCATTCCAAAGCGCTAACCAAGCGGCAGTCAATGTTGAGGTTTACCTCGATGGCGATGTAGTAACTGGAGCAATCACTCAGAAGCAGGTAAACGATTCACTATCTGGCACATTCGCATCGACCAACCGCTTCGGCGCTAAGGGCGCTATTGCACTATGAGTCTTCCTGCCAATATCTCGGTATCGTTCGACTTTAGCCAAGGTGCTACATTCGGCTTTAACGGCTTTATTATTGGCGACGCTAAGAACGGCGTTATAGGAACATCCCAGTTCGCAGCTAGTGCAGTCCCAGAACCAGTGGTCGATCTCAGTTCGGTCACTAGATCCATCAAGATCAGCCGTGGCCGTAGCATTATGCGAGATACCTACGAGGCTGGCAACTGCACAGTTCGAGTCTTAGACCCCAATTCCTATTTCAACCCTCAGAATACATCGAGTCCTTATTACGGCTATCTGACTCCACTTCGCAAGATTCGCGTCGCAGCCACTACTCCCACGGCTCAGGAATTCTTATTCTCAGGTTATGTTGATACTTACAAGTATTACTATCCGACAGGCCAGGAGATCGGTTATGTTGATATCGTCTGCTCGGATGCATTCCGCCTATTTCAGATGGCTAACGTCTCGACTGTCTCAGGCGCAACGGCAGGCCAGACAACTGGCACACGCGTCACAAAGATTCTAGATCAGGTTGCATTCCCTGCCACTATGAGAATCGTGGACACAGGATCGACCACAGTCCAAGCCGATCCCGGCACGGCTCGATCATCACTAGCTGCAATCAAGGCCGCTGAGTTCGCAGAACAAGGTGCATTCTTTATGCGTCCAGATGGTCAGGCAGAATTCAAGGATCGTGCAGATGTCGTCAATTCTCTAGTGCCTGCGCCCATCGAGTTCAATCAGACTGGTGGCATTCCTTACTCAGACCTTAAATATGCCTTCGATGACAAGCTCATCATTAACCAAGCGAACATGACACGCATTGGTGGCACAACACAGACTGCCGTTAATGTCGATTCTTCGTCTAAGTATTTCCCTCATGGCACAACAGTCACAGACATGATCCCTCAGACAGATGCTCAAGTTCTAGATATTGCCAAGATTTATGTGGCGACAAGAGCTGAGACAACTATCCGCATCGATGCCATGACTGTCGATCTACTTGATACTGCAGTCCCTACTGACACAATGATCGGGCTTGATTACTTTGATAATGTCAAGATCACTAACATTCAGCCAGATGGCTCAACGATCGTTAAGACTTTGCAGGTGCAGGGTCTAGCATGGGACATCACCCCAAATAGCATGAAATGTACAGTTACAACATTAGAACCAATCGTCGAGGCTTTCATAGTGGGATCTTCGACTTCGGGTATAATAGGCACGTCCATATTAGGATACTAGGAGACAATCAATGGCAGCAGGTTTAGGATATAAAGAGTTCGCAACGGGAGATGTATTAACCGCCGCGGATGCTAATGGCTATCTAGCCTCACAGGTCGTCATGGTCTTTGCCAGCGCCGCAGCTCGTACTTCTGCTATCGCCTCACCTCAAGAGGGAATGATTTCCTATCTTAAGGACACAGATGTCACCCAGTATTACTCAGGATCGGCATGGGTCTCAATCGGCGGCTCAAGTCCTTTGACAACTAAGGGCGATCTTTATACATATTCCACAACCAATGCCCGTTTAGGGGTTGGTTCTAATGGTCAAGTATTGACCGCAGATTCAGCAGAGGCGACTGGACTTAAATGGGCAGCAGCGGCAGGCGGCGGCGATTATGTACGTATTACGACACAATCCTTTACAACTGCAAGCGCAGTAAACATTGACAATTGTTTCTCAAGTACCTATGACAATTACTATATGGCTCTCAACGTTACTGCGACTGCATCATCAAACTCTATGCAACTGCGTTTTAGAACAGGTGGAACAACCAACACGGCCTCAAATTATGGCAATTCTTGGACTTATAATGGTTATAGCAACGGTGCTACTGGCAACCTAGGATCGGCGTCGGGAAGTAACGTACTTTATGTTCAGGATATAACTGCCAATCTTTGCATAGTTAACATGGATATTAATAACCCTTTTGCATCTTCTCACACTATGGTTACCTATCTTGGCAATCAGGGCAATGGCTTCGCAGTTACTGGAGCTGGACAGTTTAATGCTAATACATCATTCGATGGTATTTCTATTATTTCATTTGCTGGAACGATTACTGGCACAGTATCCATCTACGGATTGAAGAAGGCATAATATGAAAATCACACACATTGACGCAACTACAGGTGAAAATACAGAGACCACAGTTACTCAAGCGGAGTTTACAGAACTTATTGGTGAAATCGCACCAGTCAAGTCAATCGCTGAAGCGATCGAAGAGTTTGCAACGCTAAAAGCATCTGCATTGGCTAAACTAACTGCGCTTGGCCTGACTGAAGATGAAGCTAAGGCAATCATTGGATGAAACCCAGACTATCTAAGTCTGCGATCCAATTAAGAGAGCAGATCGATGATGCATTCCCCGGTCGAGATCGAACTTCGGACGGCTGGATCGGCGATACAAGACACGCTGCGCGCAAGTCTGATCATAATCCAGATGCACAAGGATGGGTTCGTGCCATCGATGTTGACCGCGACCTTGCAGGCAAAGGCAGGAAGCCCGATGTCATGCCTGACCTGGTTGATCAGATTCGACTCCTTGCAAAGTCTGGCGATAAGAGAATCAGTTACATCATCTTCGATGGCAAGATCGCATCATCTAAGAAGGCTTGGGCTTGGCGTCCTTATGATGGGATCAATAAGCATAATCACCATGCGCATGTCAGCTTTACTATCAAGGGC